AATAAGGCAAGGAAAGAATAACTCTTTTATTCCAGACATTGATCATATCTTCCCTGATAATAAGTTGGAGATTGCTAAAAATTGGGATTGTTCTCATAGACCTGATTTTAATAGTGTTCTTCAATTTATATGCAAGCAGATGGTCCCTAAACATCCCCTAATTCCGCATACGCCTTATAAATTTAAATTTTTTAATAAGCGACAAGAGGGTGTTACTATGGGAGCTCATAGTTTTCCAATTATGAAGAAATTAAAGGATGAGCAAATTTTATATCTGTCTAAAATGAAGTTGCTTAGATGTTTTAAACAGGTTGAACTTTCTGACGTTAAGATAGCAAATCCAAAATTTCGAACCAAATATTTTTATTATGGGTTTGATTACGAGTGTAAAGGGGTGACCTTAGTTCATTTTGAAACTGAGCAGCATCTCTATCAAATGAACCCATCACACCAGTATTATCTTTTTGGGAAAAATTTTTTTGAAATGGAAGAGTGTCATTCTATTTATCAGCAATTTGTTAAATATTGCGGAAAACCAGGTGGAACTATTGGTCTTCTGAGACGATGTATCGTCGCTGGAATGTTAACTAAAATTCACGATGCTCAATTTCCCTTTTGTAATTTGGCTAATATTTTTAGTGGGACAGTTTATAAGTGGAATATAGTTGATTCGATGAATGCTACCAGTATGTTGCGGATTTTAGACAAGACTGAAGTGTTTCGATGTGATTCAGTTACTTACGTTTTTTTTGAATGTCTTCGTAATCCCAATGATTTGTTTGGTATATTGGGTTGTCCTAAGTTGGAACATCAGTATCACCAATTGTGGTTAGATTACTATGCTGGTCGCCCCATTGATCAGTTTAGATATTCGGAGTGGCGGCGTGTTCCTTATGCCAGAATGCAATCTATAGATAAATATCTAACTCCTTATAATATTCCACATTTCGACGCAAAGTCTAATAAGCGATACGTTAGGTTGAAAGGAGACAATTGTATCACTGGCGAAGTTTGGCAACAATCGCTTGAATCTTTAACGAAAATTATTCAACCGATTAGACGAGCTATGGGTATGCTTTATAAGACTTTTGGAGATCTTGTCGGGAAATCCCTTGATGTTGCGTATAGTTTTTTACCTGACAGAATTAAGAGCATGATTTCTGAAGTTAAAACAATCATGGGTGCCCTTGGGGTAACTAAAGAGATATTAAAGTTAATATTGGTTTTGATGATTGTTAAAGTCATTTATAAGGTTTATGAGAGTGTTTGTTCCGTTCAATGGGAATTTTCATTCATGAATTGGATATTTGGTTTAAAAGGTAAGGATCAAATCGTGTGTCCCTCGTCTACTGGTGACAATTGTGCTATGGTTGATTTAGCATGGATCGGGTCGGCTATTTCTGGTCTAAACATGGAGAAAACCTCAACCTTTTTCAAAAATTGTGCTCAATATCGAGGCCTGAAGATGTTATTTGAGGACATCAAAACATATTCATCAGAAATATTTTATATGTGTTATTATCAAATGTATGGTGTAGATTTTATTCCGAAATTGGCTTGGAGACGCAAGTACAATGAAGCTCATCATGAATTGTTGAAGTGGGTTTCTATGACGACTGAGTCGACCGCTCGACGCATAGCCTCTGATCAAGCATGGTGTGATAAGACTATTGAATTAATCTTTAATTATTGTGAGTATTATACAGATTGTCCCCGAGAAGCGTTTACGTCTCAAGAGATCAAGGAATTTCAATATACCCATGATAGGTGGATTGCTCTTTATGCAACTATTATTAGTGGGTGCCCAAATAGTCGCAGTCGTACCTCTCCATTAAATGTTATCGTGGCCACTCCAGATTCACGTGCGGGCAAAGATATAACTGCTTTGGCCATAGCTCGTATTTTGTTTGAGATGGAGCAGGATGATAACCCTGATCAGCGGAAAGAATGGTCTGATTCACGAATTTTTCAGAAACCATTGGGATCAGCATATTGGGAAGGATATCAACCAGGCGTAACTGAAGCAGTGTTAATAACTGAATACTTAAACACAAATAATTTACAACAAGCTGCTGAAGATTCTAATTCTCTATTAAACGTTTGTGATGATAAGCCTATGCCCTTAAATATGGCTAATGTTGACATGAAAGGAGCCATGTTTGCAATACATAAGATGAATTTTATTACCACTCCTATAACACTAGAAAATATAGATCGATATTCTGAGTTAGCGCAAAAGTTTTGTGTTCAGAAACGCATGCATGTTTGTATCGAGCCAAATTTGAACCCTGATCGTCCCGAAGATTGGAGTTTTGATGTGGAAAATATCAAGTACCGGGTTAAGGTTGAGTTTGGAACTGAGAAAACTAAGTGTAAGTTGCGTTTATATAAGCAGTTTCAACACCTGGTTGGTCGTGATTGTTCCCTTATGGAGATTTGTGTGGTTCTTTATGAGGAAATGAAAAGGATGAAAACTCAAAAATCTATTTCTGAGAGGGCGATGGATACTTACGGTAAGTATAAAGTACTTAATAAAAGGGGAGAAAATTGTATATTTGAGTGGATTTATCATCTTGATTTGCCTTTTCCTGGTGCTATTAGTGCCGTTGGGAATTACATTGGAGGCTTTTTCTCTCGAGAAATATATTATAAAACT